GCTACCCGTACAAGCGCAAGGACGGAAAGACCGGGGTGCGCACGGTGGATGCCTCGGGGAAGCTGGGAAAATACTGGCGCAAGGTAGTCGCCTGGACGGCCAAGGAAGCGGCCGGGCCGATGATTCCGTTTCCGGCGGGGCCGCTAGAGGTCCGCATGGTGTTCATAATGCTCCGCCCGCTCTCGCACTACGTTGGCGGAAAACGCGAGAATGGATTAAGGCCGGATGCGGCATACTGGCACACGTCACGGCCTGACCGTGGGAAGCTCATGCGGTCGGTAGACGACGCGCTCACCGGGATCATGTGGACGGATGACAGCCAGCCGTGTTGCGGCCAGGTCGAGAAAGTCTACGGGGAACGTCCGGGAGTGCAGGTGACGGTGAGGAGGATTGTGCCGTGAGCCAACACTGTGAAACTGGGTGCATCCCGGTATGCATAACGTGCGGGCGAGAAAAGAAGCCGGTGGGGCGCTCCGCGCCTCTGGAGATGACAAACGGCCTCTGTAACGACGACTGTCCCGGATACCGAGAGGCTCCGACACCGTGCGACCTGTGGCCGGGCGAGAAGCGCGAACATGGGAGGATGGCCATGACGACAGCAGCAGCCTTACCGCGCGGCGAGAGTGGGGCCGATCGTCTATCGTCGCGCGTGCCTGACGCACAGCCTATTGTCTTCGTACACGCAGTCCCAACCAAGCCTTGCATCACGAAGATTGTCGTTACGAACTCTGTCGGTCTGACGGTGTCCATGATTGCGCCGTGCCAAGAACCCAGTGTAACGACCGGGGGGGTCCTTAGCGCGATGCTGGCCGCGAAACTTCTATTCCCAATGGAATCTTTGGAGGCAATGGACGAAGAGTTTGAAGCCTGGGAGGCGGCCAGTGATGAAGATTTTAGGAATCTTGAGATTGATAATGACCTATCACCGTAGGCTGTCCGGCTCCACGTCGGGGAGCACGTACCATCCTTCCGGCAAGTCCGCCTTGACCGGAATCTCCGTTCCGTCCGCTCCCGCGACCCAGACTTTGACATCGCGCAGGGTCTCACGGAGCCGGAGCGGTTCCCCCGGCGGGACCACGATGGCGCGATTCCCGCACCCGCTCACGCAGGCGCTCGCGCAGAGCGTCGCGCCTAGCACCATCCTCCACCGTGTCATGTAGCACTCCCTCCATAGCGTGCCGGATCACATCGGCCAGGGCCGGGCCGCACTCGACCAGGACGGCGGCGACGAAGCGGCCCAAGGTGGCGGCGAGGCTCACTTCTTCGCGCCCACGGCCTCCGAGCTGCGGTTGTCGTCGCGGGCGAAGAGTAGCCCGGCGGCCGGGGCGATGATCGCCCAGAACTTCCCCCACTCCGCGGCTGTCGCCGCGTCACCGTCCATGAGCGGCTTGATAACGAGGGTGATCGCACTTGCCAGGATGCCCAGCAACCCGGCGAGAGTCGTTTTCCAGCTTTTGTTCGGTAACATTTGCTATCTCCTTTTCTTGCTACCCAGCGTTTGGACCAGGGCGTCAAGTCGTAGCGCCTGCGCCCGCTGCTCCTCGTGGATGGCCTCGATGCTGCCCTGGATCGCTTCCAGGCGCGTCTCCTCACGGGTGGGCGGCGGTCCCTTCACCCACTTCATCCGGGGATCCTTTGCCGCGCGCTCATAGCCACGCTTCCCGAGCGCCTCCAGGACGCGGAGGATGGCGACCACGGCTCCGACGATGGCGGCGGTGTCTATGTGACCTGAAACGTGTCCGATTGCTCTATCTCCTGCACACGTGTAGGCCAGAACCAGGTGTTGCTTGTACCCGGTGCGTCATCAGGTGCCTGCCTGCGCTCATAGCTCTCCAGCAGTTTGCCCCAGGAGCTCTCCTTGTCCCCTTTGGTTATCTCAATTGACCTCTCCGCGATGTCGCGGGAGCTCCCTTTGAACCTCGGGGCCACTGTCGTCCATTCTGTCCTTTGACTTCATGACAATCCTAAACTCCTCCTCTACCCCTTGAGTTTGAGAAAGGTATGCTGCCCAATTTTCGCCGTTACCAGATCGGGGCGGACCTGGCGGCGGTCGAACGGCATCGCCGCCCATGAGGGAAGCACTCCGACCACCTTTAGAACAAGCCCGATGTTGAGGTAGTGCGTCGCCGCTTTCGTCAGGTTGGAATCTTCAGAGAGCGCCTCGTCCCAGGCGGTGTAGCACTCGATCATCGCCGGATCGTCCTCCGGGAGCATGAGCGCCCAGCCCCGCCGGCGGCTGTCCCCGTTCCAGCAGGAGAACTGCATCGGCTTGAATACGGTGTCCTCCACCGTCCCGTCGCTCAACAGCTGTAGGAGGGTCCGGTTTCGTATGACCTCGGCGACAGCCACCTTCCCCTCGTGGGGTTCACTGCCCGCCTCTAGGAGCACCGTCCGCGCGCCCAGCATCCGAGCGGTGATGAGCCTCACCATAGCACCAGCGCCGCCATGGCCGTGGCCCCCAGAACGTCCGCCATCGAGTCGCAGACCCAAGCCCGGACGCTCCCGTAGATCAGGGTAGTCTCCAGTCGCCCAGGATGGTCTATTCCCGCCTCCACGGCTTCCCAGGCCAGGGCCAGGACGAAAACGGCTCCTAGGGCAAGCCAGGGGGCAAGGTGAGGCTCCAGGAGGCGCGCCAGGATCGCCCCTGCCAGCATATGGAGCCAGAGCCAGCGGTTTCCCCATACCCCCTCGCGGAAAAACGCCCAGCGGTGAAGCCATGAGGTCATCATGGAGGTTTTCATGATCTCCAGTCCCACCATTCCCATGCTTGCGCCTCGCTGTCGTAGATGGGCGAAGAGAAGTGACACCCGGACCGCTGGCATTGGATTTGCCAGCTATCATCCGCCTGATCGTAATGCGACTTCCCCGCGCCGATACAACGCAGGCATGGCATGTGTGGGGCCGCGCGCGGTTCGCTCCGCTGCACAGGTTCCGTCATCCTCTCGTAGTCCTCAACGGCTTGTCCCCCGGCGCGTCCACGCGGTTTTCATAGCAATACTTCCTGGCTCAACCGTTTCGCGGCCATCTCGCAGTATCGCTCATCAATCTCTATTCCTATGGAACGGCGGCCGAGAGATTTCGCCGCGACGAGCGTTGTTCCAGAACCCATGAAAGGGTCAAGGACGACATCTCCCGGCAAGGTATGAAGGCCAATAAACCAGGCCGGAAGTTCAAGGGGTTTCACGGTCGGGTGTTGCCAAGCTTGGGGAATGATCTTTTCGAAACGCACCACGTTCGGCACATTGTTTCCCCCATACCACTTGCAGGCGGCTCCCTTTTTCTGTCCCACCAGGACCATCTCGTAATTGCGCCGGTAGTGCCACCCCATCCCCAGCCTACACTTATCCCATACCACCGCGTGCTTGAAGCCGATTGCCTCGTCCAGCCAAAGCGACCAGCGCGCGAATTGCGGATCGGGACCGCCGCCGCCGCCGCAGCAGCAGCAGCAGGCTCCTGGACGCAAAAGCCGCTCCGATTCCTCGTAGAACCACCGGACCAATTCATTAGCTTCTGGCCCATCATTCGCCATGGGACGCGCAGCTGCAGGCGGACCGTGCCGCGCAAGACCAAGAGCTTTTTCCCAGTGGTGAATCAAATCGCCGTTGTTGTTGTTGTTGTGTCCATAGGGTGGATCGGCAAAGATGAAATCTATGGAGCAGGCATCATAGCTTGGCAACACGTCCCTAGCATCGGCGTAAATCACAGTTGCTAAGTCATCCTGATAGTAGACCTGCAAGCCAACCACCAGCGCGTCCACTCTAATGAACCTCTGCTTCCCACCACAGACAGGGTATCATGATCAGTCCTCCTGGCGGCTGTCCCCCGGCGCGTCCTTCTTCGCCCCGCCGTTCGTCTCGGGAATGATGTGAACGCCATTAGTTACCACAGCGAAGAAAATGTAATCTTTCGCCTTCATTGTTTGAGAAAGCTCTTCAAAAGGAACAAAGCAAGGGTGTTCCTTTTTTTCGGGACTTTTCGTCTCGCCGTAGTGCCATCCGTCCTTTTCTTTTTCTCTCAGCCAAGAGCGATGGGAGTCTCCAGGAGTAGTGATTTCGCCAGCCAGGATCGCCGCGACTCCAGCGCACGATGACTTTCTCTGCCATTCGGGAGCCTTGTCCCAAGGGAAATGAGAATTGTCATCGAGACTGGAACAATAGGCTCTATTTATTTCATGAGCCAATTGAGCTAGGATTTCAACTTTCCTGTCCATTACGATCCTCCAATATGTTAGGGAATGTGACCCAGTAACTACTCCTCTTTTCCTCCACCGCCACCGTTGATCCTCCAGGCAAGACTCGCCCCGATGGTGAGATTGTCCGGGCCGGGCCGGTAGATTACGACCATCCCCGCCGAGAGCCGGTCGGTCAAGGGCTCAATCGCCTGGAGGCCGATGAGGGCGGTCCTCTCGAAGGGATCAGGGGACTGGCGCACCTCGAAGGTTTCCACGCCCGCCAGTAAAAACAGCATAGGGATCATCATGGGAAATCTCCTTCCACTCCGTGCGTGATTGTTTGTCCAACTGAAACAGCCGCTCCATGAGCTGCAGGTTCTTCCGCTCCACGGCGGCCCGTTCCGCTTCGCACGCGGCCAGTTTCGTTTCCAGCTCCTGCACTCGTTCGTCAATCTGCACGGCGTATTCCAGGTCCGCCTTCGTGACACTCATCCGCACCGTCACGACGAAACTGCCGGCGGCGATGATGATAGCGGCGAGCGGGATGCTCCAGGAAGCCAGCACCTCACGCATCTTTCCTCCTGCTCCCGCCGAACATCACCGCCAGCGTATGCGCGAGCCCGACCAGCGTAAAGATGATCTGATCGGCGGCGATGAAGGCTCGGGGCGCGGGGTAGCCGTCCGCGTAATGCCCGGTCATGATGGCGACCCAGCCCCCGGCGGCGGTGGTCATGACGATCACCTGCTGCGGGACCACGAGAAGCCAATTCTTGATCGAGGGCGGGCGGCGCAACGCCTCCAGGGAAAGAAACGAGGCCACGACCAGGATAAGCGCGTGGATTCCGGGAACAAGGTGCAAACCGAAAATCTCCACGAAACTCACAAACCCGTGGATGCTGGTTATCATCGCCGCCTTGTCGTCCAGGAGGAGCAGCGGAGCCCAGATGAAATGCAGCGCCGCCGCGATCCAGATGACGACGTGGCCATGCGAGAGAAGGGCGTCTATGGCCGCGCGCAGGAGCTTCATGGTGTTGTTTCCTTGTGCAGGTCCAGGATGTGGACCAGGATCGAATCCTGCGCGGCTCTGATTTCATACAGCACGGCAGCGACCGCCGACTCACGCCCGCGGATCATGTTGCGGCGGCTGGCGAGCCCGACCGCGAGAGAGGCCAGGGCGAGAAGGACCGCCAGCGTCGCGGAGAAAAAGGTAGCCCGCCCCCAGCCGTTCGGCTTCATTCGCCGTCGTCCGTAAAATCCCAGACCTCTGCGTCTGTAACGTCAGCCTCGTCATCCTCGGCTATCTCATCCCGGAGCGCGTCTAGGTGCTCATCGGCGTCTATGGGGTCGCGCGGAATCTTCATGGTGTCGTTTCCTCCTCCTGGATGTGCGGCCACCTTCATTCCGCCGCTTCCTCTTCACGGCGCCGCTGTTCCTTTTCCTGTTCGGCCAAGAGGCGCGAGGAAAACTTCCGCGTAGCCGCCCGGCGCTCGAACGCGGCCGACGCTTGCCGCCGCGCCATCTCCTTGCGCGCGTTCACATCATAGAGCTTGGCGCCAAATGCCAGGCGCGGAATCTCTTGTTTCCCTTCGCCGCGCTGCACCGCCTGGCTCACCCGGTAGAACTCTCCCGCGAGCCGGGAAGCCCTGGTCAAGGCGAAATGCAGCCTCGCATCCATCTCCACCGGACCCAGCGGTCGTTTTTCGCCTTTAGTATAAACCCGCCGGATATCGTAGGGCTCGGACATGGCGACATCCACATTCAAGAGTTCCGACAAGGAGATCGTGATAACCGGGGTAAGCATGTCGGCCAGTGACCCCGGATCAAACATGCGCACCAGATCCGCCGCCGGAAGCCAGTACCCCATGGCGAAATACTTCGCCTCCTCCGGCTTCTGGTTCTTCGAGCGCCAGACACGGATAGGCGTATACGGCTCCAGCCATTGAGGCACCACCTCGGGCACGCTGATCTCCCCTTCGGTAGCGCCATGGACCGCCTGGAGGGCGCGCGTAAGCCCGGTGTATTTCCCCGGCTCCATGGCCATCATCTGCAACTGTAACGGGACGTTCTTCCGCGTCCACCCCCAAAAAGGGAAAATCCATGTGCGTATAAAGTGGTCAACCGACGAGAGCTCGGAATAGTCAAAGAGGAACGTGCGCACCGCCGTGGCGGCTTCCTTGCGCGTAGAACCCTTTGCCAGGCGGTCGAGATAAAGCGCGATACGGGCGTTGGATTCGAGTCCGCGTCCCACGCGCGCCGCGTGATGGATCGGGTAGAAATCGCGTTTCCATGGCTGCCAGGTGGACAACCCGCCTCCTACCGCTTCGACATCGAAGAAACCACGGGTGGCAACCCCATCCTCCTTCACCCACTTGTGGACTTCCTCCACCGGAACCCAGGAGTCCCCGACCTGGACCTTCCCCGGCATGGAAATCCCGGTTCGCCTCCGGGTGGCGAGGAGCATCTTTTTCATCCGCTCATTTTCGGGAAGGCCCTGCACCGCCGCCGCCTCGGCATACTTACTCATGTCCCGCAGTCCCCCGAGCCAGTTGTTCCAGAAGTTCCCGATCTCGTTTCGGAAATGATAGGCGGGGAAAAGCGGTAGCGTCCAAGCCTTCCAGAGATTGTGGGCCTCCTTCCATCCGGCGATGAGTTCCTTCGCCTTCCCAGAATCCCGGAAGATTTCAGCGGAGTCGTTCAGCGCGCGGGCGACATCACGGTCCATGATATACAGGGGCAGGTCGGGGGAAGCGTGACGCGCGCCGACCGCTTCCACGGTATCCAGCGCCTTGAGCGCCTCTTTCTGCGTCCCGACCAGCGAGAACTTATCCATCTTCGCTCCGAAGCGGCTAAGGTAGATGCCTTCGTTGGGACGGATGGAGCGGAGAAGGTCCAGGTCAATGACCTCGCGGGCGAGGCGCTGGTCGGTAATGACCGACTGCAACATGTCCTGGGCGTTAAAGACCGCCGCGTGGCGCATGGCGCGGATCGAGGTCGCCTTCGCCGGGTCGCGCAGGAAAAGTGACCAGCCCAAGAGACCGTCCATTTCCTGAATAGTCATCTTGTGCTTCCGCTGCTTGGCGAAGGTAGCGGCGGTCCGCACGGTGGTCACCGCGTTCAGAAGGTCTTTATAGGCACTCCGGGACATCCCTTGGGGTGGAGCGAGTTTCTTCGCCGGTTCCCGCAGCGCCGATTCGATAATGGACTCCTCGATCTCGCGTTTGAGCGGCGACCCAGCCTTCGCCGCCGACATCTGCGCGGTCATGAGCTCCATCTTTTTCATAAGCCCGGCGGTGGAAATATTGTCCAGGACGTGTGGAAAGTAGTTCCTGAAGGTCCGGTACATGATCCCCACTTCATGTTCCCGTTTGCGAAACTCGTCAAAGAGACGGACCAGCCGCTCCTGGCGGTCCAGGAGGGAAATGACGTTTCCCGCCTTGTCGGTGATGGTCCCCGACATCCAGCGCCCGCCCTCGATCGCCTCCCGGATTTCAATAGCCGACTTGTGGTCCAAGCCTTGAAAGATGCCCCGGATGACCTTGATAAGATCTTCCTGGTACCCGGCGCCTCGGGCTTTGGCATCCCGCACCTTCTCTAGCAGAAGATCCCAGGTTTCACGCGGGACGCCTGGCGGGCGAAAAGGGAGACCCACCGTATGACGGCCGAGGGAGGAGACGCCGGGAACTTGCTTGGCGGCCTCGCCAGCTCGCTCCAGAGCTTCATAGGCTTTGACCCCTCGCGCGGGGGTAAGGAGCTGCTTTCCGGCGAAGGATACCTTGAGCGCGCGGGCTACCGGGGCCGCGGACGCCGCGAGTCCCGCCGCCGCTCCGGGGACGCCTCCCGCCGCCGCTCCAACGGCGGTTTTAAGATAGGTCGAAGGTGAGGAGAGCATATCGGCCAGGGCACCGCCCACTTCGTAGAGCGGCCTGGTAGGCACCGGCAGCGGAACGCCGCCAGGGCCTGCGCCCGGAAGGTAGGAAACCGGCGGTGCTTGTCGGCTGGCCGCCCGGAAATAGTGCTGCGCGGTGAGCGGGAAGGCTTCCTTCTCCGATTCCGCGCGCGCCCGCGCTTCGAGGCCGGGATCCAGACGGCGCATGAGCGGCGAGGTCACCGCTTTCGTAAACCCGATCGGTTCCAGAGAAAGGCCGATCATCCCTTTCTTGACCAATCCGGTGCCGTGACGCTTCAGGTCCTCGTAGCTAGGGATGGAAGGGAATGAAGGGTGAAGAGGATCGCGGCGGCCTATCTTCCCTTCCGTCTTGAGGACGGATTCCACCGAGGACTGCGTTTCCTGGTCGCCCGCGCGGTGCGCCGCCGAAAGGAAATGGTCCCAGGTAAGGTCGGGGACTTCCTGGCGCATCCGATCGTAGGACGCGCGGAGCTGGGATTCGTTCATTCTTTGGGACGGTTCTTTCTCGGCGGGTACTTCATCCCCAGCGCCTTGAGCGCCTCGCCCATCTCTTGCTTCTCCGTTACTTCCCGGGCGGCCTCCGCCGTCGCCACCTCGGCGCTTGCCATCGCCTGGCGCTTGGCAAGCATCTTTTGCGCGGCCTCTTTGCTGGAGTTCTCGGCGAACACCGACCAGTCACGACCTCCCGCCTTCCTAAAGATAACGGCAAACGGCAGGCGGATCTTGCCGGAAACCAAAGGATCGGTCTTGGCCACGACCTTCCACTCATCCTTGCTTGCCGCGGAGGGAAGAAGCTTAGGCTTTTCCGGCTTGGCAGCGGGCTTTCCCTTTATCCCCAAACCAGTCTTCATATGTGCCGACAGCTCAGTCTTAGGCGCGGGAGCCGCCGGCGTGGTGGACGGAGCCTTGGGGACGGCCTTAGCCGGGCCTTCCTTCTTACGAGGTATCTTCGCCAAACTCTCCTTCATCTGCGCCGCCAGCTCTTTCACCGGAATCTTAGGCGCGGGAGCCGCTACCGGCGTGACGGGAGCGGAAGGAATCTCCTTGGCCATCTGTTCCGCTTGCATAAGCAAAGGATCGGGCGGAATCGCTTCCCTTTCCACCCAACCCTTCTTTATCCCCGCCGGTTTGGGCGGAGGAAGAGGCTTGGGAACCGTTATACGCACAGGGGGCTTGAGATACCGCTCCTGGCCTACAAGCGCGTCGAAAAGCTCGCCGGCAAGAATGTCTGCCGGAGGAGAAGACGGCTCCAGTCCCGGAAGGCCCCTGCCCGGACGGCTATAACCTCGGTGCGGGTCAAGCGGAGGCAGATTGGCAGTTTCCGCCAGATGGCGGCTCCAGAGGTCAGCCATAGCCGCTGGCGATCCACGAGGCAGGCCCTTTTCCGCTCCCAGGATCTCATAGAGCTCGGCAAGATTCGGGGGAAGCCCTTCCGGGGACGGTGTTGCCGGTATCCTCGGCAGCGAGCCGCGGGATCTCTGGAGCACAGCCCTTCCCAGTCCGCCAAGACCACGCCCGCCAGAGAGCCCTCCGGCCAAGGAGCTCATACCGAAGGAGTAGGGATGCTCGCGCAGCGTCCGCAGGGGATGACGGATGGATTGGTAGGCGCCAGACGCCATCCCCGGGACGAGGCCCAGCGCTGCGCCACCAGCCGTGCCTCCCCCAGGGAGCTTCAGGAACGCCCCCGCGGGAGTTCCCATCGCCCCGACCGTTCCGGCAAGCCCCATGATCCCCTGTCCCATCTCCCGCACGTCAGGAACAAATCGCTCCCGCATACGTCCGAAATAGGAAGGAGCTGGGCGGGAGGGATGCGGGAGATTCCCCGATGCGGTAAGAGGTCCTTCCGCGGGTCCCGGCGGTCCCGGCGACTCCGGCACCGCGGAAGGCGGTGTCGCCCGGTAGGCCGCCGCGTAAGCGAGATACTCTTCCTTCGTCAGGCTGGGGTATTCTTTCTTGAGGCGTCCGTAAATATAATCATCGCGTCCCAGGGGCACCGGCTGCTCCCTTCGTTTCCCCACGATCACGCTCAATGAGTTCGCGGATACCTTTCAGCTCTTCGTCCAAGGGCGCGGTCCCGCCACCACCCGCTTCGGGGAAATAGCCTCCGCCGATCGTCCGTCCTTCCAGCTCGAAATACTTGAGGTTCAATTCGTCGGCGTAGGTTTTCAGCCCCGGCAGCGTGTACTCCATGAACATCTGCTTGGCGAAAGCGTCTTCAATCCCCATGGAGCTGGCCACATGGGACGCTTTGGCCATCTCCGCCTGTACGGCGAAGTAAGCGTCCCAAATCTTATGGGCATCTTTAGAACCCATCGCCTCGTTGGCCATGGTGGCCGTTTGAGCCCGGGACTTCTGGAGCTCCGCCCTGGCGTTTTGAAGAGCGATCTTGGATTGCAAATCCTGGCTTTTCAGCCCCAGGTAACGCGCGCGGCTTTCCGGGTCCATGTAGTCGAGCTCGCTCTCGGGCTTGGCGAGTCTTTCCCGTTCTATTCGATTGGCGTCCTCGCTCAGGAGATGTTCCTGTTCCGCCTGCCACCGTCCTTCTCGCTGTTCCTGTTCCCAGCGGCGGGTGCTTTCTCCCGCTTCCCAAGCCGCGACATCCCGCGCGCTGGCGGATTCCTTCGCGGCGACTTCCCGGGCCTTGCGCGCCTCCATCCCTCCAAGAACCGAACCGATGTTCTGTAGCCCCGTCTGGACCGCGCCGGACATGTCCTGGCGAAAACGGGGTTTGGAGCGTTCGGCGATGGCGGGCGCGACCCCGGCGAGAAGCCCCAGGATCGCCTCCCAGGGCCGCATCCCTTTGGGCTGAAAATCTTCCCGGCGCTGATATTCGGCGGAGCGAAGATCGCCAGAAGGCACATAGGAAGAATTGCCACCGATCGCGGCCATTTCCCCTACATCTCCCCGGTCATCGGCCCGTAGCGCGGCTGGCGTCCGTAGGACGGGAAGCCGCGCCCGGCGAGCGCGCGGACCATCTCGCGCGAGGCCAGCTTCTTCGGATCATCCTCTTCCTCTTCGTCCGGCTTCGCCACCATCTGTTTCATCTCGTATGCCTTCATGAGCATGTCCGAAAGATAGCTCCCGCCGCCGCGCTGTCCGTACTTCCAGGGATCTTGGGACTCTTTCCGCCACTGTCGGCCGGTTTGCACTAACGACGCGGCGCCTCCAGCTGCGCCAAGGATTTTGGCCAGTACGGCAAGAAAGCCCACCTACCAACGCCCCCCAATCCCGCCGCCGCCACCACCCCACCGCCTATTGTACTCATCCACGTCAATACGGGGCTGCTGAGGCTGGTTGAGCGCGTCGAGAAGCTCGGAGTCAGGACGGCTGATACCATACTGGTCCTCAAGAATCTGCCATTCGGCGTCGGTGATATTCCCTTCTCCCCCTTGCTCGGCACGAATGAGCTTCCTCTTAAGGAACGTATCGAGAGCCATCCTGTCACGGTCGGCCTGTTCCTTCATCTCCCAGGGTGTCAGTCCGCCCTCCCCACGCATGTAGTCAAATCCTAGCTGGTGCCCCTGCTGTTCAAGCGCCTGCTGGCCGCGGAATCCCTGCATTAGATTTTCAAACTCACGCTGGCGTTCCGCTTCGGCCGCCGCCCCTTCCTGTTCGAGATAGGACTGCTGCACCCCGAGGCGTTCCCGCGAGAGCGCGTCGAAGAGCGAGCCCATGTTCTGGCTGAACCCCTGGGGGCCGGTCATGCCGTACTGCCCGGCCCGCTCGGCGCCAGCCGCTTCCATCTCGCGGCGGCGCTGGCCGTAGTTCGTTCCCACGCCGGTCATGGCGGTCTGGTAGGCGGCTTGGCGCTGGGGGTTCTGGTTCTGGCCGGTCCACTGGTACTGTGACTGGCCGCCGTAGACGCCACCGGCGTACTTCTTCGAGATCGCGTTGGGATCGTAGGTGTAACCGGAACTGTACGGCATCGCGTTACTCTCCTTGCCAGAGACGGACGGTGATCCTGCCCGCGGTTACGGCGACCACGCGGAAACTCACATGTTCCGAGGACCAGGGTTTCGCGCGGTCCCGGTACACTCTCGCGTCCGCCGTCCGCTCTATCACCGTCCACTCATTCGGTGTCAAGGGCTTCCCTTGGGCGTCCTGGAGGGTGTGCCGGACCCCGAAGAGCTTGTTATCCCCCGCCTCGACCTCGAAGCCCACCTTGACCGACTGCACATGACCCCCGAAGGGGCGGCAGGAGCGCGGGGCGAAGTTCTCCTCACCCAAATCGGAGGTGAGATCGGCCAGCACCCGGTCTAGGGCGTCGTTAAACCCCATCGCTTCACGGACCGAAGGCATTTTCGGCGCGCGTTGCATCGCTAGTAGTAGACCACGGCGAACCAGTCAAGGGCATAGGTCCGGTTCGCGTTGTTGGTGTTCCGCTGCTGCCAGTTCGCCCCGTCCCACTCGTACTGGACCAGCCGAACGTCAAATCCGTTGGCGCCCAAACTCCCCGTATCCACCTGGGGGACCACGATCGCCGGGATATTCTCCGGGAGATCGGTAGAGAACCGCCACGACGCGCCCGCGCCGCCGTTCGGCATGACGAAGGGCCGGATCGTGGAAGAATAGGGGGTTGCGATGGTCTGGTTGTTGGCCTCATCGGCGTCGGCGGTCGTCCAGTTGACGGTGACCGTCTTCGTCGCGTCCGCCGGTCCCGGGGTGTCCCCGGTCATGGTGACCGTCTTCTGGCCGCGCAGGAGCAAGACCTTCGCCCGGTGCGTCTGCGCCGCCCGGATATGCCCGGACTTCTTACGGAGTGCCAGCACCCGCTGCCGGAGCGATGTGGCGTTGATACTCCCCGTGGTAAGTCCCACGTCGGCCACCACGTCTCCGGTGAGGGACCGGCCGCTGCCCTGGAGGGTGAAGTTCGTGTTGGTGACCGTGGTGGCGGCGAGATGTTCTTCCCGGAATCCGGCATCCTCGGCGATATTCGTCCAGTCCATGATAGACGCGGCACCGCCGGATTTCGCCCCCATGAACTCCGCCAGGCCGTTCAGCATGTTTTGAATCCGCGTCGCGGCGGCGGCCTCGGTCAATCCCGCCACCAGCCGGTCCCCGGCGCTGTAGCTATAGTCGCCCATTACGGCAGCACCCCGCTCCAGATGATCCAGTAGAGCGTGAACGCGAAGGCGCCAGACACGTTCTGCGGCGTCTTCAGTTCAACGTCCATACCGCTCGTCGAGAGGTTGTATGCCCTCATGCTTATCGGATGCGAGCAGAAGGTCGCCCCGCTGGCGGCAAGCTGGATGAACCCGCGCACCGGAGTTTGCAGGGTCTTGCGGGGGGGCTGGTCCCCCGCCAGCAGCGACACCGTAGTCCCGCTCGTCCCGCTGGCGATGGTCCCGGTGGCCGATCCGGCCAGGACCGCCCAGCCTTCCTGCGGATCGCGCAGCAAGGTCACGCTCGCCCAGTTCATCGTGTCGTGGGTAAAACATTCGTCTTCCCAGTTGGTTTCGGGAAATCCCGAGGAAATCTGCGTGGTGGTGATCGTCTTCAGTTTCACGTTCGCCGGAAGCAGTTCGGAGGAAGCGATCTGCGTCCCGGCGATTCCGGCGGCGGGGGAAAGAGAAAAGTTGGAGCCGTCCATTTTCTTGAGGACGACATGATCGCGGAGCGTATCGAGATTCGCCTGAATCCGCTCGAAATCCTTTTCGGTGAGATTCTCCGTGGGCTGCGGGAACTGGGCCTGGCTCATTAGTTGGTCGCCTTCGCCCAGATGGCGTAGTGGGCGGTGAAGCTCCAGGCGCTATCGAGGCCCGCCGGGTCGGTGATCGCCCACAGAAACGTAAGGACGGTAGTAGTGACCGAGGAAATCTGCACCGAAAGAACGCCGGGCGAGCCGTGGCCGTTGGCGTCCGGGAACGCCGTCATCTCCAGCATGATAGCCGCACGAAGCGGCGTCGTGAGCGTCTCCTTGGGGACACCGTCCGCTTCCCCCACCGTGGCGTAGGTTATCGTTTCCGTACCGCCGACCCTCCCGGCCACATAGGAAAAATCCTTCTTCCCATGGAGCGAGGTCACGCGAATCGCCGGGGAGCGGAGCGCGTATACGCCCGTGTAATCGAAATCGGTGTCGGCCACGGTGTTGGTCGCGAGGCAGCGCGTGGCGAGCGTCCTTCGCTCGAAACGGCCGGAGAGAATGGTGGACGCGGCGATCTTGGAGGCGCTTATTTCCCGCGCCCCGAACTGCGTGCAGCGCAGGTTCGCGGAGGCGGCCAGGTTCGCCCCGTCCAGCCGACCGCTGTTAACAAAGGTCTGGAGATCCTTCATGTTCTGCACCGCCTGGGCGATGGTGGTCGGCGCGGGATTGGTGAAAGTCACGAGTGACATCTAAAATACCCGCGGGCTCATTTCGACTTCCAGCCCATGCACCGCCCAGCGGCCCAGATCGTTCACCGTCCCGCCGCTGTCCTGGTTTTTCACTTCCAGGCGGAACTCCCTGGCGAACTCCCGCGCGAGCGCGAAGCGGAACTCATCCGGCCGGCGGCTGGCGGTGGTAGTGGTGGCCAGGGCCGCCGCCCCGTAGAACCCGTTCCCGGCATAGAGCTTCTGGTAGGTGCCCTCGGTCCCGTCCGAGACCGGGAAGAGATAAAGCGGGGTCGTGGCGTTGCCGTACACGTCGGCGTCACAACGCACCCGCAAGGGCACGACTCCACGTCCAACCGGGGCGGGGTTGAGATTCCCTATGAGAAGCCGCCCGCGAATCTTGTCGTTCGTTCCGCCGTTCATATTGTAGTCCGTCCGAATGAAGGAGTTGACCTGGAGGACGCGCGGATAGAACCGCGCTTCGGCAAAGAGCAGCCGGTCTTTGTCCAGGCACCAGACCCCGGGGTAGTACCCCTTGTCCGGCGGATACCAGACGCCGGTGGAAAGGTTGAACTTCAAGGTCCGGGTGTTGCCCTGCCCGGAGACCGGAACATCCCGGCGATCGGGGTAGGAAAGGCAGTAGAGATCCCCGGAGACGACGGCGCTGGCCAGCCTCAGGTTGGAACAGTATTCCAGGAGAAACTCGTATATCCGCCGTCCGACATCCTCGCCTCCCTGGCCGCCAACCCGCTCCGGGGAGCCCCCGGAGAAGGAGATAACCCCCTCGCGGGAGAGCCACAGGACCTCGTTACGGCCCACGGCAAGCGATTTGGGCGCGACGCAGCCGTAGCGCGACTCCAGCGTCCGAAACGCCCCGAAATCGGCTATACGGGCCTCGGTGACCGAGCTGGGGGTCAGGACGTAGAGTGATCCACGGAATGACTGGAGCCCGGTAATGGGATCCCCTGACTCCGCCCGGATGTCTTCGGCGTTTGTGGCGGGGACCAGATCAGGGCGGTTTGGTTCCGACCACCACACCCGGTTGGGGAACTCGATGGTCCTGGCGTAGACGACCCTCCCGTTGTGCCAGATGGCGAACTGCGCGGGCGGGGGTGTCTTGGGGTCATCGAAGAGGTACTTTTCCGAGATGACCGCGTTGGAAAGATCGGCGTCGGCCAGCCGGTCCCGGAAGGAAACCGAGGTCATGTCGTTAACCTGGTTGAGGAAGAAGTAGGGGCCTTCCCGTTCCCCTCCGGCGAGCGTGCGGTACACCCGGCGCCCCCATGCCCCGTCGTAGATGGTTCCCGCCGGGATATACGCCCCGCCAGCTATAGGGAGGGTGGTGGAAACGACATCGGCCGTCTGCGAGGCGGGGACGGCAAAAGTCGTCACCGCGCCCAGCGTGGACTCTCCCCATTTCCCATTCTGTCCGTAGAGGATTGTCACGGCGTAGTAGTAATGCCCGGCGGCAAGTCCGGGGATTCCCGCCGAGGACGCCGAATAGGTGGCGGTAAGGGTGATCGCCAGATCGTCGTCGTCCACGTAGGGGCCGGGGCAGCCCGCCCACATATCCCGGTCCCCCGAAGCCGCGGTGGGCGTGAACTTCATGGGCAGGCCAGAACCGCAAGTAAGCCATGCGGTGTCCCCGATAAGAACCATGTCCCCATGCCAGGACCCTCCGGCGGTAAGCCCGGAGGGAGTCGCCGCCGCCGCTATGTCCCGCCCCTGAAAGCGCACCGCCGTTCCGGTATCGAGAAGCCCGGTAAGCCAGTAGTCACCGCCGGTGAAATCCAGGGCCTTCAGAGCGACCAGCCGGAACGTGCCCGCGCCGGTATCCAGGTCGTTCGTGTAGGCCAGTTCGGTCCCCGCCCGGATCGCGGCGAAGTCGGGAAGAAGCTCCATGTTTTCCCCGTCTTCCACCGACCCCAAAGGTTTCTGGCGGCTCCACCGGCTCCAGAGGAACCCCAGCGGGAACCCCACCTCCGTTTTGACGATCCCCGGCATCAGCTATGCACCCCCCAGACGGATTCGGCGTAAGCCGAGGCCCGCTGTACCGCCTTCTCGTAGTCTTTCCGGTGTTCCATCGCCTCTCCCCACTGGCGGTAGTGCATCATCATGCGGGAGAGAACGTAGTGGCGCACGTCGTAGAGAAACTCCGGCGCGAGATCGCTAACCCCGGTATCGTCGGGGAGCCACAAGGGAAGCCCCCAGCCTTCGAGAAAAATCTCGTAGACCGCGCCGGGTATAGGGGCCAGGCCCAGCCGAAGGAGGCCGACGGGGGAGACGCCGCTCACATAGCGGCGATCCGTCCAGGCGTGGGTAGATTGCGACTGCCCGGCGGGAAGCATCTTCTCCGGGTACGGCTCATCCACCACCCGCAAGTCTTGATACCAGTTGGTTCCTAGCTTCAACTGCGCGAGGCGGGCGCCGTAGAGGTCGGAGAGAACGTAGGTTTCCGTCCCCGCCACCGTGTTCACCGTCTCCGTCCGGTAGAGAATACGGGTCCGCGCCGCGTAGTCGCGGCTCCCGAAATTGGTGTAGTAGACGAGCTCCGCCGTCGGCCAGCGCTTCCCGTTCGGGTCCCCCGCCTCGCGGCGGAGGTCGGGGATGAACACGTCTAGGTTCGCGGTAAGCGGCATCTCAGGTGCTCCAGGAATCCTCGAAGGGGCTCGCCACGTCGGACAATCCGAAATGTCCCACCGTCGCGGTAAGGAGCTGCGGCTCCGCGAGCGCCATCTCCGCCTCGATGGCCCCCGCCGCCCCGGCGTCCGCCTCCGAGGCGATGAGGGACCTCATCGTTTCCATGAGGAGCGGCCCTTCGCACTCCGCCGGGATCCCCACCTGCGGCGCGGTGTCGGTGGGAACCACCGTCGCCACGACGCGATAGGCTTCCGCCGTGTTGGGATAGGGCCAGACGTTCAAGGAGGTAGGCGGCACGAAGAAGTACTGCGAAGGTCTCCCGCCGATGGGGCGCTTTTTCTTTCCTTCGCGGGGGTCTATCGCCTTAAGTGTCCGCCGGTCGGCTCCGGTCCCAATGATGACCTTGTGAATCTCCACCACCCGCCCGGCGACCAGATCGTTCTGCGCCATCTGATTGATGGTAAGGGTGCCGGAGACATCTTCCAGAAAACAGCGGTAGAGATTCCCGATCTTGCGAAGCGCCTTCGTCCACGCCTCGTCAATTCGCTCGTCGGTAAAGACGGCCGCTCCTACGTCATCTAAAAGATAACGGAGCGTCGTCCGGTAGTAGGCGGGCTGGACTTCCGCCGTCGACACTATTCATCCCCCACCATGAAGGAGAGGACCCCGGCGGCCGCGCCGGGAACGATGGCGGTGAAGGAATCGAAGTCGGCGAACTTCATGACCGGAAGAGTCCTCCCGGATTTTACGAGAAAGGTGTCCGCCGCGGCACCGGAAGGAAGCCCCGCGCCCAAAGGGACGATCTTCGTGTCCACGCTGGCGTCCAGGATGTAGAGATAGTTGGCGTTGGTGAACCCGAACCCGCGCGTCCCACCGAGGGAGGCTATCTGCAAGGTGTCCGAGCGCACGCTGTCCATCCCGTCCATCTGGTCGTAGATATTGTTATGCACCGCAAAGGAGGTCCGGTTGGGCGCGTCCAAACCGAGAATCGAGAGCAGCGCCGCGCCCAGGACAATCCCCAGGACCAGGAATCCGTAAGGTTTCATCTCAGTACCCCGTGACGGTGACGATCGCCGTGCTCGCCGCGCCGGTGTAGGAGATGCGAAGCCAGCCAGCCAGCGTCCCCGCGGCGTTCTTGTTCTTCATGACGTATCCCTGGTTCTCCACGTCTTTGTTTTCGGCGAAGGCGCTCCTCACCGAGCTAAGGCCGGTGTTCACTTCGTCTGTGATATCCGATCCGGTGACAGTGACCTCGAAGGTGCGCCGCTTCCAGCGCCCGGCCGAGTCGTGGCGAAGGCTCGCCTTGGTCAAAGTGGCCATGTTAGTACCCCACCGCCATACAGCGGACGATGCCATGCCCCGGGGAGGCGTTGATACGGCAGGCACCGGCGAGCGCGGCACCGGCGCTGTCCTTGTTGGGGACGACGATCTGATCGCTGTAATTGGCCGAGGTATGCAGCGCCAGGGCATGGTCCACCCCGTTCAATTTCGTCACGATGTGGTCATCGCCGCCCGATACGGAATCCGATGTGTTGAAGAAGATCGTCTTCATCCGCCCGTCCGTCCACCGGCGGATCGTGGTCGTGTCTATCGCCAGCGCCGCCATGTTCAGTACCCCCAGGCGGTGAAATGCCCGGCGCCCGCACCCGCCGCGCGCGTATTGCACCAGCCGTTCTTTACCGCCCCGCTCTTGTCATTGTTGTAGTTCACTCCGGGCGCTCCGGCGACATCCTGCTCGACGAAACAGCAGAACACCACGTTCAGCCCGGTATTGAAATCGTTGTAGTCCGGCGCGGCGTTCAGGCTGGACAGGTCCCCGGAAACCTCGGTAACGCCGCCCGCCCGGTTCCAGGTCTTGTTGGAAACAGTCAAGGTCTGGTCAGCCATCGTACTCTCCTTGCCCCCTGGGACCTTCCGGCCCCAGGGGGTTTTTCATTTCTGCTACCACTTGGGGCAGAACAAGACGAGATTCACGGTCGTCGCCGCATCAGCCGCCGTTTCCGGCGCCATGGCGAAGGGATGCGAAATATCCGTCCCCAGATACTTCTTGCACGATCCGGCGGCCGCGCTCGCGGTCATGAGATCACCGGCGGTAGGACCGCTCGCCGCCACGGTGGATTTCACCACCGCCGTGAGATAGCCCGCCCGCTGCAACCAGAAGAAATTGCCGCTGGTAATCGCGGCGACCGGCACGGCGCCGGCGACGAAATCTCCCGCCGCCGCCGTCGCTTCCACTGTGTACTGGTTGGCCGGGGTGGTGCCCATCGCCTGCACCTTGACGCGCATGATCTGTTTCAGCGTCAAGGCGGCCCCGGCCTTGCAGTAGGTAAAGATGTTGCGAAAGCCGTTCGTGTCGAGCGCGGTCGCCTCCGTCCCCAGGGGATAGAGCTGGTCCGCCGTATCCGAACGTCCGTCCGCCACGATTCCATTCTCCAAATACGCCTTGTTGGAGCCAAAGGCGTCATGCTCAGCCATTCTTCTTTCCTCCTCGTTAGCTCAGCGTGATCTTGCCCTGGGTCTTGCGCCGGGCGCACATGAGGAACCCACGGAAGAAGATGTGCTGAACATTCGCGTCCTGGCCCTCGACCTCGCGCCACGGACGCACCTTGAAGTTGTAGTCGCTCTTCACCTGGAACTCCAGGTCGTCGGTGGACAGGAGATAGATGACACTCGCGGTGCAGTCGAGATCGTGCCACACCGGGATCATCTCCACCTCAATAGCCCGCGCGCCGGTGCGGTACTTGATCTCGGACTGCGTGATGATCCGCCGGTCCTGCGGCTGGAGCTGCGCGCGGATCTCCTTCCAGACCGTGGCGGTCGTTACCGCCATGGTGACATCACCCTTGTTGTCCCGGATGTCCAGCGACTGGTCGGAGATGTACTTGGGGATATCCCCGGTGAGAGACCCGGTATCGGCGTCCGCCTGCCACCAGGTCTCGGCCACGCCGTCAATCCCCAGGAAGTTCGTGGAGGCGTTGTCGGTCATGGCCGCCACTCCCAGGAACCCCTTGGAACTCACCGCGGCCGCCGAGGCCGAGTAGAGATCCTGGCTCATGAGATCGCGGAGCGCATCCACCGACTCGTCCCACTTCGCCTTGGAGATGTCCTTCACGACGATGGCCCCCGCCCCCGAGTCGGAGAGCTCATCGCCGGTAATCATGCAGGCCGTGTGGTACTTCCCCCAGAAGGAGGAGACCGCCGCGGTGTGCACGGGAGTGTGCGTCACGGTCAGGGGGTCCAAGCCCGCCGTGCGGTTGGCATTGGTTCTCTTGTAGCGCAGGGCCTTGTGCGGGAAGGTGCCCACACCCACTTTCTTCATGTTCTTCAGCGCCCACTCCAGGAGAGGCCGCCGCTCGGCAAGCTGGTCGGCTATGCCGGGGAGGTAGATCTCATGGGTTAAGGCGTTGAGCTCGGTTACGAGCGCCATTTCTTCTCCTTACCTCAAGGCCCTTGACGCTTTCAGCGCAGCGATTCGGGAAGGTACGCATCCGGGTTTTTCATGACCTCGTCGGCGTAGGCGTCCCGTTCCTCGGGGGTCATCTTCCGCACGTCGCGTTTTACCGGACGCACCGAGGCGCCCCCGCGGGCGGCGCTGGCGGCGTGGGCCGCTTGTTTATCATTCGCCTTTTGCGCGAGGACCGCGGCTTTCGCCACGGCCTCCTTCGTCTTATCCCCGTTCGCCGTCATGTTGTCGTAGAGCGCCGCCTTGTAGGCGGTCTCCAGGATGGTCCCGTTGTCGCCTTCGCGTAGGCGCTCCACCAACGGCCGCATGAGGGCTACGGTTTCCGGCTCCACGTCGCGGTACTGCGCTTGGAAGTTCAGGACCGCGCGCTCGGCTATCCGCATCCTGTCCCGCTCGGCGTCGCGCACATCCCGCTCGGACATGGCGTGCCGGAGAGTCAGAATCTCCCGGTGAACCGGGTCTTCGGGATCGAGAACGGTCTGTGTCTCGCGCTTCAGGAGTTCCTGGACGGTGGGGTTCTGGGCGATCTCCTGGTAGCGCCGGTAGAGATCGGTCTCCCGCGCTTCCCTGGCCGCCCTCTCCTCCGCCCATTCCCGTTCCTTCCGTCCGAGCAACAGACCTTTTTGCAGGAGTTCTTCTTCCCGGTCGGGCGAGATGTCTTCCCGCCGCCCCTCGAACGTCACCGTCCGCAAGGAAGGGGTGGCGGGCGTTTCCTGGCCCTGGGGGGTCGGTTCCTGCTTCGCCGGCGCTGGTTCCTGGGATTTCGCCTCGGCGCTTTCCTCTTGCGCCTTGAGAACGTCGTCCAAGGTGACGCTCACCGCTTTGTCACCAGTCATGTCGTTCCTTTCGTGCTACTTCTTCGACTTCTTCGCCTTGCAGACCGGGCACTTGCATCCTTTGGGATGCGGTTTTCCGTGTTTCACGATTTCCCTTTCTTCCCCTTGGGGGAAAGTTTCTTGCCAGTCTTATACGACTGTCCGGTAGCCGCCTGGCAAGCGGCATAAGGATTCACGTTCTTGCCGGACTCCTTCACCTTCTGGACGCAGCGGTGGACCCGCGTTCCTTTGGGCATGAGCCTCAGCCTCCTTCCGCGGCGAAAAGGGCCGCGTCTTGGGGGGATAGTTGCCCGGGCGCCTGGGGCGCCGGGCCTCCCGGGGGTAGACCCTGGGGAGGACCGCCGGGGGGAAGCCCGCCCGGCGGAGGGGCCATCTGGCCCTCTGGCGGCTGGAGGAACTCCGCGTGGGCGGAGAAATCGGTGGTGGCTAGGAGCTGCTGGGTATTCAGCACCCCGTCTTCATGGCGCTGCGTGTTATAGAGGGTGATCGCCTGCGAGAAGCGCGCTTCGGGATCGGAAGGAAGGGTAGAGCCCGTTTTAATCTCGAAATCGAAGCGGGAGTCGTGGAAGCGGGAGACGATCTGGAGCTTCGGAATCATCATGGGAAGCCCGCTCATCTCGTCTATCTCCGGTGTCCCATCTTCCATTTCGGAGGGGATCATTTCTTCCTGCCCGTCTTCCCCGACGACGGGGAGGAATTGCCGGGACATCTCTTCCATTCGGAACATGCCGTTGGGGAGGGCAATACGGATCACCCGGTCGTCGGTCCAGTATTGCGCGATCCGTTCGGTGTGCCGGGCGCCGATCTCGCCCAGGGATGATTCCAGGTGCCGGATGCCAATGCGCACCCCGCGCTCCATGACTTTCTGGAGGGAGCGGATCGCCACCCCCGAGCGGATCTCGCCCGGTTCCTGGCCGCGGTCCACCGAGAAGACCATGGACACGACATCGAAGTTTTCCCGGAACATCTTGTAGATCGCGGCGAAGTCGGCGGAAAGACCGGCCGCCTGGAGCCAGGCCGGGCGGGAACCGGAGGCGATTTCCCGGAAGCGGATAAGGTGCCGGGGGTCCCGGAGCGAGCGGTCGGTCACCCCGGAGCCTTCCGGGACCATGAGCCACGGCCGGGCTTCGAGGAACATGTGATCGGCGAACATGCGGAGCATGTGGCCGATTTGCCGCTCCATGGGGATCAGCTGCTCCACCAGCCCCGAGGGACCGGAGCGGGTAACGTCGGTCGTCACCACTTCGTCGAAGACGAGCGGGACGAAGGGGAAGGCGTGATGTTCCCAGTCCCGGTAGGGGTTCTCGCTGTCATCCAGAAGGGTGTTCCCGGCGACCACCACCCGGCGCCCGCGGTCGAGCGAGAGTCTTTCCCCGGTGCGGATGGGTTCGGGTCCGGTCCACAGTTCGTAGAGCATGACCATCTCCCCGGCGTCAGGGGAGAAGGCGGTGTACTCATCCCGGGGGAGCTGCGCTATTTTCCCGGCCGACGCGGAGATGGCCTCGATCGTCTTCGGTTCCTTCTCCACTATGTCTTCGATATCCGGCCGCATGGTCATGGGGGCGTCTGTGGTGTAGCGGTACTCGGCGCGCACGTCTTTCGCCTTCTCCCCGTAGATGCGCTTCAGGCGGGCTAGGGGAACGAGGGTGCGGCGGCAGAGCCACGCCGCCTGTTCCACCCGGTCAACGTCCGGGTCCCAATCCATATTCCGGGCGTCCACCACCTCGAGAACCGCTTCCCTGGCGAACGGATTCCAGCCCACGTCCATGAAGGCCATTCCGGCGACCCACATGTCGCGGACGTAGCGTTCGATTAAGCGTTCGATCTTCAGGCGGCCGTGCTCGAAGACGATGCACTCGTTCATCAAGGCGGAGAGTCCGGCATCGTCGGGGTTACGGGGGAGGACGACCGATTGCGGCCGGGAGTCGGTGGCCGCGGCGATGATGTGCTCGATGGTCGGCCGGATCATGCGGGAGCGGACCTTCGACTGCCAGTCGTAGCTCGTTTCCACGTCCGGCTCGCCGTAGCGGTAGTACATCTGGCAGCGGTTCACCCGCTCGTAGAAGTTCTGGTGCGTCCTCCGGGCGCGGGATGTTTCCGACCGCACCCAATCCACCAGCGCGGCGTTCTTCCCGGAAGCCATCTAGCGGCTCTCCAGGGCGGCTTCTTCCCAGTTGCGGTTTTCGGGATAGCTTTCGTAGTAGCCGTGGCCGCGGGCCTCGTGGGTTACACGGGAGCGGGCGAGGAGGCTTTTCCGGTGGGCGGGGGATTCGACGCGGAGGCCGAAGCCTTTGTCGAAGTAGGGGTACCCCTTCCGGGTAAACGGCTGCGCGTCTTGGGGAACCGACCAGAGGCGCGGCATCTTTTTCCGGCAGATTCCGCAGCGCGGGGCCAGGCGGTCTCTGTCGGCCACGGCGAGAACCCGGAGTTCGGTTCCCGGATGTCTGGCGCACGCATACTCGTAGAGCATGGCGAACGCTCTAGCGAGAGCTACTAAGCGGCTGTCAAGGGAGTAAAAATCAGCGGTCGCTTCCGCCCCAGGATCCTTCGGCGTCCCAGGCGAGCGTGGTTCTGGCGGCGTCTTCCTCGTCTTCTTCCAGCATCATTTCTTCCTGCCATCCACGCAGTTTCACCACCATACCCGGTCTCCGCTGTGGTTTCTCGTCTTCCATTTCGCGCAGCACGAGCGAGAGCATGACATGGGCGGCGATGGCGGCGGCGTCGGCGCGGTCGTCCCGGCGCCCGCGGCCCACGCCTATCTTCTCCGACCCGGTGCGGGAGCGGTCGTAATTGTAGGCGTTCATTTCGTGGAGGGTTTCCGGGCAGAAGAATACGATTTCATCGTGTTCGAGGAGTTCGCGGAGCCGGGAGATCGCCTCATGTTTGGACGCCTGCGAGGAGTACCAGCCCAGGCGCCGGCGGCGGGCGCCGAAGACCCCCTGGCTCATCTTCTGAAAGACCTGCCGCCCGCCCAGATTGTAGACATCGGTTATGACGGCATGTCCGGTGTTGTTCTCTTCTATGGCGACGAGGGCGTCGTTGTAGACCTTGGCCACCCCAAAGGCCTGCCGGGCTTGTTCCCGGGGGGAAATCCAGCCGTGGAAGGTGGCCACTTGCGTAAAGGGGATGGCGGTGCGGTCGAAAACGTGGGCGGCGGAAGGGTCCCCGTTCTCCAAACCCAGGGAGGTATCCATGGAAAGGAGGTATTCGTGGTCGGGCAGGGGGGCTTCGTTAACCTTCCAGAGCGGCCTTCTTAGCACGCATAGCCTCCCGGGCGCGCAGGGCTCCCGCCTGACGGTTTTGCCTGGCCACCACCGCCTTCTCGGCCATCCGCTCCTCTACCGAGGGCTTTTCCTGGAAGGATGTTCCACATGGAACATTTCGCGGAGGGTCTTTTTCGCAGTAGTAGTCGGCGAGATGGATGATGGCGGAGAGGGCGGGTCCGTCGCCCTGCACCATGCGCCGGGAGACGGCGCGTACCCCTTCGGCCAGGTTGACGAAGGCTTCCATGGCCGCCCGTTTCACCTTTTCCGCTCGCAGCGGATGTGTCAGGGACACCGGCACGTCAGCGCCGGGGGCTAGGCCGCCGCTTCCATTGTCCATCGGCTGTTTTCCTCCTTCAGCTCACAGGTTTTGGCCGTTCCGGTGATTGCGGATAGATGTCTTTTCAATGTCCGCGGGGCGATAAAGGGCTTCCCGGAGGACCCCAGGAAGGCGGTCACCTCGTCTTCCGGGTATTGCGTCTGGAAGATCGCTTCCCCGACTCCCCCTTCCTGGCAGTCTCCCGGGCACAGTTCGTAGATCTTGTCCCGGCGCCAGCGGATCTGGTCGGCGCGGAGCCCTTCTTCTTCCATGAGGGCTTTTTCCGAGCCCCAGAGAGTACCCAGTCGAGCTTGCGGGTCACCCCGCCGGTAGTCGTCAGCCCACCACCACGGGACGAACATCTTTTTCCAGATGCCGTCATCCCGCACTGAAACGTACCGCTCGTAGAACTGGCCTTCGGGGCCGTAGGAAACGGACTCCACAATGAGAACACCGCCGAACTCAGGGGGAGGGACAGATTCGGAAACACCCGCCATGAGCTCATCGGTGAACTTGGGGTGCGCGGCTTCCGAGCAGAGGACGCGGTGGTTGGTGTACGACTGCCCCGGGGCAACCTGGCCGGCGGTCTGGATGAAGACGCGGCTTTCCGTTCTGGCGAAGGTCTTTTCAAAGATCGAGTCATGTTTCATCTCCGGCCGGAGCCACTCCGGCGTCAGTTTCATCATGAGCGCGAAGCGCCCCAGGGCGGTCAAGGTCGCCTTCTCATCGTGCAAGAGCACCATGATGTTGAGCGAGCGGTCCCCGAAGAGCTCGGCCAGGACGATCTCCTGGTGCGCGGCGGCGAGAAAGTGCAGGGTCTTCCCGTTCTGCCGCGGCCCGAGGAGAATCAGCCGCTTCGCCCCGAGAGCGTCCACCTTCCGCTGCATGGTGTTCAGGACGAAGGGGATGAGCCGCCCGCGCTTGTCGGTGATCTTGACAAAGTACCGGCACCATTCGGCGAAGGAGAGATTACCCAGCGTCTCCCGGCTCTCCCGGAGCTCTCCCAAAGTCAACGTACCCGGCTTCGAGGGCGGCATCGAGTCCCTTCTCCTTCATGAGCCGTTGTTCCTCTTCGATCTTCTTCGCTTCCTCGTCTCGTTCCCTGAAGTACTGTTTCATGGCGGAGGCGGCGAGAACCCCGCCAGCGGCGCCGGCGGCCGCGCCTTCGGCGACCGCCTCCTTCAGCCGGGTCCCGGCCGCTCCGAGATCCCCGTGAATGGTGAAGAAGGTCTTTCTGTCCGGCGCCCCCAGCGGTCCTCCGAGATTGGCGGAGTCCACCAGCGACTTGAAGGTATGCGCGTAGGCATAGCTCGCCTTCATCTTCGCCCGTTCACGGAACTCCCGCTGGACGTGCGGCTGCCGGAGCCAGCGGGTCACCTGATCGGCCCCGTAGCCCACCTGCGTGCAGAGCTCGTAGAAGTTATTGGGCATCCGGTCGTTTGGCCGGTCCTCCAGCCAGCGAAAGACTTTCATCTCGGCGGGGGAAAGGCGGGTGGGTTTTCCGGGCGGCGGAGGGTTCTTGCGAATCATGAAGGACCAGCGCGGCACCTTACGGTGCGAACCGAAGGAACCCATGACCCGGCCGGTGAAGATGGAAAGGGCGGTGCCGTGGTTGTGACGCTCCGCTCGCTCGCGGGCCATCTCCTCCAGCGTGCGCGCCCCAGGCTCTAGTTTATCCTCATCCATCCGGTCATCTCCAGGAGATCGGCTTCGGATACGGGATCGCCCACGATGATGAAACAGGCGGTCCCCGAGACGATCCTCACCATGACCGACCCGGCCTGCATGAGAGCGAGATAGAAGCCGTCCTCCCCCGGAATACTGCCTCGCGCAACGGCGTCGGCCGCGGAGGCCAGGGCGGCAATCTGTTCTATGACCGCGTCGTCGGGAACGAAAAACTCGCGGGACCCGTCCTCTCCGGTAACAATGACCCGGTGTGTCACGAGACGGACTCCTTCTCACTCCCGGAAAACGGCTCACTCACCTCCGACTCCGCCTCCAGGACCAGAAACCCGGGAGACGGAACATAGTCAACCAACCTCCAGCCCATCCCGGCCCATGCGTTCAAAACCTTCTCATGCTCACCCCAGGTATCCGACGCCTTCAACTGGACAAAACGATACTTCATGACAAACACTCCTCTCGGGGAACCGAAGGTGGAATGGTCTGATAGAACAAAGTCACCAACCCCGGACATTCAGGACAGATAAGCACCGGCAGTAAATACGGGCCTCCCGGACAACACGGGAAAAGCGCCACGGCATACTCGTACCCACACTGCGGGCACTCCCAAGAGACGCGAGGCGCATCCCTTCGAATTACTTCGCCGCTTCCGTCCACGTCTCCTTCCCTTCCGGCGGCCCAACATGCGGAAACGCCTCCTGCAAAGTCTTCTGAATCTGCTGCGCCACCCTCTCCTCGGCGTCCCGCTCCAGAAGCTCCCCCGTCCTCGCCCCAGCCACCATCTCCGAAGGAAGCCTCGGAGGACCCACATACCCCTCAACCAACGCCCACCACGCCGTCACCAGATCCCGCGGATCCACCCGACAGGCGAAGCCCTCAAATAAAGAAGGCATCGAAGGAAAATCGAAAGTCAATAAACCATCCGGGAGAAGCGTAACCTCGGCCGAAACCGGATCGCCCTGAACCACAAACAAAACCCGCACACTCCTAACCACTACTCCCTCCAAGCCCCAGTATCCAACCGCTCCGATCCAATCTCCCGATCATCCACCACCACCCCCTCAAACTTGACCTGCACCGACCTCACCCGCTCCTCCGTATCCTCCAACCCCAAATCCCCCTTCCCCACCGCATCCCCCAAAACCTCCGGCAACTTCCGATGATCCTTGAAAGTAGGATCCCTCAACGCCACCCTCCGATTCACCGCAGCATTTCTCCTCCCCAACTCCTCCAAACTCAACCCACGCCTCCCCCCAACCACCAACCTCCCCTTCACAACCTTCCTCCCCTTCACAACCTTCTTCATGACCAAAAGAACTAACCCCCCAGAAACACACTGTCAAGCCCCCAAACCCCCCAGAACAACCCTCATTCCATTCCAGATAATGTGTAAACCTGGACCACCCCCATAACCCCCCACCCCCAAACCCTTTACCACTTTCCCCTTGACAACACACGGAAAAACATGGGACTAAGACAGCCATCCCCCTCCGTATTCCCCCCAGGGAATACTCCAGGGGATGCATCCTTCCCTCCCCACTAACTAAATCCAAACAAGGTTTGTAACCGTCCGAGAGCAAGGAATCCTTGTAAGAAGGGTCCGGTGATTTTTCCCCTCCTGGGTGGCATCGCGGTGGCGATGCCGAAATAATTTCAGGCGGGGGTTGACAGCGAAAAACGGTGGGCGAAACGTGGAGGTGAACGAGGGGAAAAGGAATACTTGAGTACCTACTCAACTATTCAGGAAAAGGAAAAGCCTACTCTAGAGTACGTGGAGACAAGAGGAGAAGGGGAAGAAGAGTAGCCTTGCGGGGTGCAAGGCTACTCTAGAAGCGAAGAGGGGTACTAGCGGGTGATTACGAGGCAGTAGATAATCACGGCTTCTAGGATCGCGCATCCCGTCAGCATGGCGGAGGTAAGATACGCCAGTGAGATGTTGCGCCGTGGTGGTGGTGCGCTAAGCAGGATGGCTTCGAGTGTTCCTACTCGCGCGGCCAGTTCTACTGCGTCATTATTCGTGTTCACGAGTTACTCTCCGTTCTTCGGGTTGATTGCCCAGTATTCCCCGTGTTGGCCTTTATCGCGGTGGATTCCGGGGAGGGACTTGATCGTAGCGAGTGATGGGGCAAGCCAAGCGCCCTTGTAGGCGCCGAAGCCGTTCCTCCGGAGATCGTAGGCTGGATCGCTTGAGATTTCGCGGGGGACGCGGAAAACTGCTAGGGCGGCGTCCCTGCGGCGTTGGCATTCGGCGCCGTAGGCCGCGCGGTCTTGTGCCGTGAACGTGCGCCGCTTGCCGTTTGGCTTGCCGTTTGGCTTGCCGTTCCGTTTGCCGTTGGAGCGGCGCTTCTCTGGAGCCTCTGGAGCCTCTGGAACCGTAGCTACGCGGAGCAAGAGTGTCTCGAGCTGCCCCATGCGTTGCACGAGCTCGGCGAGGGGGTCTACTGCGGGTTTCCGCGGCATGATTTGACCATCCTTCCTGGTTCAGCCTTGCCGCGCCATGCGGCAATCTGTTGACCTCAGCATAGCCTATCCGTGGTAGTTCGTCAAGGGTTGCGTGGTTTGAGGGGTCGGGTTCTGGTGCCCCTCCGCCGCGTCCGCCCGGTCCACCGCGGCTTTTTTACCTTCCATTGTTCTCATCCCATGGTCCCTCCTCGCTGCTGCATCCATTGACGTTCACCAGACGCCGCACACCGCACTCGATGCACTCCTGTGTAATCGTGATGTTTCCGTGCGCGCTCCGGTCCTCCTCCGCTCCCGGGATCGGTCCCATAAAGCAGCGGGGAGGTCCGACCTGTCGTATATTCTCATGAGTGCACATTGTGCCCTTTTTCCTCCTTTTGGATTGCCTTCCCGTCCCCCGCCGCGGCGTTCTTTTCAGACTCCCTTTAGCGCGGTGCTTTTATCTTTCATGACCGCTCCGCAGCTTACTAGAATCGTTTTGACCTCCTCCCTCGTGAGTTCACATCCTACGTGGCCCTTCATCGCTTCTTCGGCGCTGTCTCCCGTCCACCACTGTCCGTCTGTAATCCAGGTGCGGGGGCCTGGTTGTCTTGAGAACCAGGCCGCGATGCCCTTTTCAAGCGCGCAGTTTCCGTGTCCTTGATGCAAGAGTAGGGTATGCAGCATCTTGTCGGCAACGCGGTATCCCTTCTCCGCGATTACATGAAGTCTGTACCCGTAAGGGTTCCTCAGTCCGTATATCGCAATCGTCTCAATTCCTTCCAGCTCCAGGAGGGAACGCAATTCCTCTTCCGTCCAGGAAACAGAGTAGGATGCGTCAATGACAGCACTACCAAACCTTTCTCTGGGCCGCGAGAAGATCTTGCCATCGGTAACGAGGCGGAACATGCTCCCGGCTTTCCCGACAAAAGATGGCAATCTCATCCCGCCTTTCACGGCTACGGGATAGGGATACTTGACAATCTCGGGATCAAGCCACACGCGACCATTGGCCATTATCTCTAATATCGCTGCCAGTTTGTCCGTTCCTTTCTTGAGCTCGTCCGTTCCCCTAGCCAGGAGTTCCGCCAGCTCGCGGCAAGCGCGATTGAATCCCCTCTTCCAGCGGCGGCGACTGATCTTGCCTCTGAGAAGTATCCACGTCAATCTCGTGCCGATCTCTCTCCCCGCCCGCTCTCTGTTGCTTTGAGGATCTCGCGTAAATCGCGCCGCCGAGAGAATCGCGCCATCCGAATCCGCCGGGAGCTCTTCGCCATCCTGCTCTAGCATGGGCAGGTCCAGTTTCTTCGCTTGGTCCTGGACGCAGGCATCCATAACGCACTGGATGATGAGATAGCCGATTCCCGGATGAACCATTTTCGTCAAGCTTCTCATGAGCTGTAAAATCTGTTTCTGATCGGGTTCCAGGCCGAGGCGATGAAGATGCGCGTGAAGGATTTCGTGCGTTTGCACCGAGGCTCCGCCGCTCTCCCGCGCCGTCAAGACCGCGATGGAATGATCCTTCGGCCTCCATTCGCCTAGAAGATGCGCCTTCGGGTTACGGTGGACAGTCGCCTGCCGGATCGGTTCGGCGGCGGCCGAAGCCGCCGCCGCCCCCAGATGGGGATGTCTCATGTAGTCACCTCACTCTCGTCTGTCGAAACCCGCATCGCTGCGATAACCGCCGGGGAAACCTCATCGTCCCAGACAAGAGACGCGGCTTGCTCGTCCTCCATTGTCTTCCGCAAACGTCCGAACGCCATGACCTTACGGGGATCAAATCCGCCGTTCTCGGTGTCTATCCATGAGTTCTTGACCATCTTTCCCAGACCGGCCTGGAACCCATCTAGATACAAAAGGAGAGAATCGGACGGGCATTCCGCGCGAATCTCCACTTCGATCCGCGATCGAATCGCTTCGGGAAGATCAAGGAAGCCGTTGTTCGTCGTCAGGATAATCAGGGGAATGTCGCTGAACATGACCGATGTCTCATTTCCTAGAATCATGCGTGATCCCGCCCCCGAGTCCAGCATCGTCCGACAGGCATCAATCACTGAGCCCGACGCCGACCCCAGCTCGTTAATCACGAGCGGTAGTTTCTTCTTCGCGGCGACGGTAACCGGGCCGTCCAGCCATGATCCGTCCGCTCCTGGCATGAACATTCCAACCAGCTCTTGAGGCGCCAGGTCTCTGTGCATCGTGACAGAGACGCAGGAGTTTCCAGCGTGGCGCTCCGCTTCGTGGGACTTCCCCACCGCTGGCCGTCCGTGAATCCCGATCACTCTCGCGCCGTTCTCGACCGCGAGAGTGAGCTTCTCCGTCCAGGTCATCAGAACCTTCCTTCCTGCTGCGGCGCCAGACCGCGGCAAAGAGAACATAGGCCAGTATTGGAATCACCATGAGACATACGGCGATCCAGAAGATCGCCTCCCAGAAAATCTTCACATTCTAGATCCTCCTTTCCCAAGAATCGGTCGAACGCAAACCAAGACACTTTCCCTTGCCGACAATCACGTGATCTAGAATCTCGATCCCTACCACCGCGCCGGCCTCACGCAACCGGCGGGTAATTTCGACATCTTCCGCCGATGGTTCCAGATTCCCCGAGGGGTGATTATGACTCAATATGATCGTGCTAGCTCCGTCCTTGATGGCGCGGCGGAACACATCCCGGGGGTGAACCAGTGAGGCATTGATCGTTCCCAGTGAAACCAGCTCGATGGAGAGAACGGCATTCTTGTTGTCCAGGAGAATGACGTAAAAGTGCTCCTGGACATCGGAAACAAGCGGATTGACAAGCCGCAAGACATCTTCCGGGCACCTGACACAGGCTTGTTCTTCGAGAACGGCCTCCCGTACCATGCTGACCGTGTAGGACATAGAAACTCACACCTTCCTTTCCCGGTTTCAGGAGAAAAGCCATTTTCCCCCTGCCCACACCCGCAACCACAGTATGTCCCGCGAAGCGCCAACTGTCAACCCATTGCGGCTAAATCACTTGGGCCGTGGCGCTCACCGTTGCTTCATTCCTGGAGTAATTTTTTTTTAGACTTACCGTTCGCTGGCTGCCAGGTAAAGACATCGTGGTGACCTGCAGGCTCGTTCCGCGCCGGGCATGGCATCTTTCCCCAGGACGGCATCGAAAAGGGCTCCTGCGTCATGGTGGGTCCACATGTGGCATACCCTGCTGTTGTTGAGCTCCTCAATCCAGTCTAGGAATCCCTGGAAGCCGGGGGAGGCTATGCTTTCCCGGAGAGCGTAGTGGTAGTAGCATTTCCCGTTGACGGTAGGGTACACCTTGCACCCGGCGGGGGTGTGTCCCGGGCAGCGGGGGGTCTCCTCCACGATGCCTCCAGGCTTCCTGGGTTCACTTGAGCGCTCTTTAGCCACGGTACTTGCCCTCCCATGTCTTCAAGCAGTTCTCCACGCCATCCTTGCCCTTCTGAAGCAGCCAGTCCAGGTCGGCCGTGAATCCCTCATGTCCGTTCCCGTTCCTCAATCCGCGGAGGAAGGGTGACTTGGCGATTTCGGCGAAGGTCCGCTCCCACCAGGATTCGTCGGGGAAGCGGGCGAGGTAGTCCCTGGCCTTCTTACGGCGGCCATCGGATATGGCCTGTACGGCGGGGCACTCGTCAGGGGTGAGCCGGTTGTAGGCGGCCACGAGTCTCTCCACCGACGGCCAGGGGTAGAGTGCCGGATCAGCTGCCGGATCGAACCCGACAGTTCGGCTAGGGGTCCGCGCCCGAACGCGGACAAGGAGCTCCCTGTCTTCAGGGAGCTCAATCCTGTTTCCTGCTCCTGCTCCTGCTCCTGGCGGACATACCCTATCTGATACCCTATCCGATAGGGTATACTTAAGTAGTTTCTTTACATCAGGATAGGTTTCTACGAACTCTTTAGACAGTGGGGAGTCGGCGAGTGTTTCGACCTGGCGGGCGCAGGAGGTCATGACGCGGGGTCCTTTGCCTTGATATCGGAGCATCCGGCGCACGAAAACCACCTCACGCTCCCCGTCCCGGAGTGCCAGCCCGGCCCCTTCCAGCTCCCGCCATGCCGCGGGTAGATTCCGGGCGGGGATCCTGGTTTCCCGGAGTATGGCGGCGTCGGACAGGTAGTAGAGGCCGGAGAGGTGCGAGTGAGGGGAGGTGATGAGGTAGACGAACAGGTAGCGCGCCAAGGATGAAAGGGGAGCGACCTTGCCGTCAATCCACAGGGTCGCTTCGATCGTCCGGTACACGGCGGGACTACTTCGCCGCCGCGGCCGTTATTTCGCGGTCCGCCTCGCTCCACAGGCGCATGAGACGTAGACGGTGTTCGCCCGCCGGATGTTGCGCGAGGAAGAAAACGGACTCGGCCAGGGCACGCCGGAGGGTTTCGCGAGCCTCATAGTAATTATAGTCGTATGCGGAAGGAGAAGAACAAATACGGCTGGACATTGGGGCGCCCCTCCCGTCTGGGGGGTCGTCTCGATGGTAATGGCGGGGGCACCCGGAGACGGTGCGGGAGTTCAGCCGCGGGCGCGAACCACAGCCTAGCCCCCACCCTTTAGCTCATCGCAAGTACCAGAAGATGTCGAGAATCCCAGGACTGGAGAGCTCGCCGGCAAAGAGCACAGCCATCCAGGTCAATCCGTACACGAGCGCCGATCCGCAATAGAGAGCAGCGGTTTTCACGAGCCCGGTCCTCCCTCCCTTCTTTACGGCAGCGACCGGGCGAGCTCGAGGATACCCTGCACGGCCCCCAGGCCCGCCACGGCCACCGCCAGCGAGATACCCAGCCACCGTCCTAAAGCGAGAACACGCTTCATATTTTGCCTCCAGGGATCGAGGCTAAAACGAGAGGCCGGGCAGCTCCGTTGCTTCCGAGAAAGTTTAAGGTTGTCCCGGCCCCCCGGTTGGAGGTGTCCCAACATCAAATCAGTCTAGCAGGGGATTCTTGGCCGTCAAGGGGAGGGTGCCGTCACCACACATCGGGCACTCCCTCCTTCTCCAGTCGCTCCCGGATCGCCCGCCGGACGAACTCCGAGCGGACCAGCTTTGCCCTGCGACACACACGGATCACGGCGTCTCTCATCTCCGTGGTGAGCATTATATTCGATAACTCCACCGTGTACGGCCCCTCGGGCGGCCTGCCGATCTTTGGCTTTTCCATCCCTATATAATAGTGGATAGGACCTACGCCGTCAACCCCACAACTATTTTGCTCTCCCTGGAAATTAGGGGGTTGACAGCCTAATTACTATCCCCTATAATGTCAGGCATAGGGGGCTGCCGCATGGTACGGTGGCCGAGTGGAATGGGAAGGAGAAGCGAAATGTGTGCCAAGATCAGCGCCTACGTTCTGGACGATGGTGACCTGCACGATTATCTGACTGGCGACTATCTCCGGGCCGGCACCGCGGAGGAGAAGATCAGGAGCATAGAGGCTGCCAGGCATGATGGGGGTGCCGGAGTCATCGAGGTGTCCCGGGAGTCCATCGAAGGAGGAGAGTAGCAAAATGCCGCAAGAACAGACTGGCATCGTGATGATCCACGGGCGCGAGTACCAGACAGTCGCGCTCCGCGTGCGAAAGTTCCGCGAGCAGCACCCGGACTGGTCGCTCACGAGCGAGATCATCCAGCGTGATGATATGATCGTCGTCATGCGATCCTCCATCGCCGACCCGGCGGGCCGGGTGCTCGCGACCGGGCACGCCGAGGAAGTGCGGTCGGCCTCGCAAATAAACGAAACATCAGCCCTAGAAAACTGCGAGACTTCCGCGCACGGCCGCGCGCTCGCGGCGCTCGGGTTCGGCGGGTCCGAGTTCGCTTCCGCGGACGAAGTGGCGAACGCTATCCACCAGCAGGCGCAGCCCCCCGCGGTGCCGCGACCCGCGCCATCCGGTCCCCCGGCGGTGCCGCGACCCGCGCCATCCGGTAAGCTCGGAGATTTCTTCGTGGATGGCGTGGTCGGGGACTACCAGCCTCCCAAGGAGGGGAAGAGCGGTAGATACGGTCCCGCCGCCTTCACGGTGGGAGGAATGGTGGTGAAAACCTTTGACGGAAAAGTACGGCAACTGATGGAAGCGGCATACAGCGCGCAAGTGCCTGCCAAGGTCTGGTACGAGAAGAAGACATCCCGCTATGGGATGGACCTCTGGATCGTGGACGCGCAGGCGCAGGGAATTCCCGATCCCGGCGAGTTTGGGGATGGCGCAAATGAAGAAGCATGATCCAGAGGTAGGGGGGAGCGTGATATGAGCCCGATGCTCTCCTATCACAACGACCCCGCGATCAAAGCAAAGTACCTGGAGCGGGTGAGGATGCACCGGGAGGCGGCGGAGTATAAATGGCTGGGCGATGTGCTCTGCGAGGAGATGGCGCGTGCTGGGGAGACGCGCCATGAGTGACAGCCCCGGTGACGCCACTCGCTACGCGCGGTTCCTCGCCTGGGCGGGCATCTTCGCCCTGGCGCTGTCCTTCGCGATCTACGGCTGGTTCGGCGGTCATGGCTGGTGGCTGTCGGCCTTGGCTGTCGCCGGACTCGCATGGGCGGTGTTCGGGCTGCTGTGGGGCTTGTGCGCCGTGGGCGCCCAGCATGACGACTGCTGCCCCTTTTGCGGCGCGTCCCCAGCGGGCGAGTACAAGTGCGATCGGTGCGAGACGGTGTGGCTGGATCAACTGTAGTACAAAGCAAGAGGAGGGAAAGACCCATGCAGTATAGACAGGGTGACGTGTTGCTCGTGCGGGTGGACTCCCTGCCCGCCGGAGACCGCAAGGATGCCAGAGGCGAAGGTCAAATCGTCCTCGCTCGCGGTGAGGCGACAGGTCACGCGCACACGATAGAGGATGCGCCGCCGGGGACGGAGTTCGTCGAGATCGGAGGGGTGTGCTTCCTCATACTCACGGAGGCGGCGGACCTGGTGCATCAGGAGCACGGCACGATCACCGTGCCGCCCGGGACTTACACGGTCAAGCGACAGCGCGAATACACGCCGGAGGCGGTCCGTAATGTCCAGGACTAGGCTCTACACCCTGACGGATGAACACCGCGCCCAGCTCCCGGGCTGGGCGCGGAAGTGGATCGCCAATGCGATGTCTACGAGTTCGATGGATGCGCACGAGCGCGAGATAGTATCGGGCGCAGTACTCGGGCTGTATGAGGCTGCTGGCCTGCCGCCTCCCAAGCATATCGTCTTTGTCCCTAGCCCATTCGTGCTACGCTTTGCTGGGGGATTCGCCGCTGCCATCTGGTATCACCACCACAATACAACGAGCGCCGCCACCGACGCCGCCGTCGCCGCCACCCGCGCCGCCACCCGCGACGCCACCTACGCCGCCACCCGCGACGCCACCCGCGCCGCCACCCGCGCCGCCACCAGCGCCGCCACCAGCACCGCCACCAGCGCCGCCACCTACGAAGCCACCTACGAAGCCACCGACGACGCCACCC